CAGGTCAAAAATTTCACCGTCAAAGCGTTTTTTGTCCCGTAACGCTAAAGTTACCGTAACTTTATTCTCAAAATTGCGGATCCCTTTCACAATCAGTTTATAGTTTTGAGTCATTGAATTACTCTCCCCGTGCAGCCTTACGACGGTCCTCTCTGATTTTGAAATACAGGTTAGTCAGATATGTCAGCAGCCCAAACAGCAGACTCCCCAGCACGCCTATTGCCGCCCACTGAGACGGGGAAACCCTGTCCAGCAACTGCAGGAACCAGTAGCCCGTTCCCACCGCTGACGTGGTGTATGACACACCTGTTGTGATTTTTTCCATCTGGTACATACCCCGTCTCCCGTTATCCGGAAGCTGACAACAATAAAAAAAGCCACCAGTTAAGTACTGATGGCTCTGATAACTCATGCAGGCATCTCAGACGACCCACTGACACTACCGGTGAGTTTAACGATACCTTCCATTTGGCTGGCTCACTTTTTATGATGATGCCGGTGCATTTATCTCCAGCACCAGACTTTCTATCTCAACGCCATACGCTGCATTTTTGGTAATATCCGTCAGCGTCAGCGCATTCAGCCCCAGTGTCAGACTGTCTTTTATGACCTGGAATGCCGGGCCAGCCACTCCATTCAGTTTCGGAGTAACCGTGGCACTGCCGGCGGTGAACACCAGCTCCAGCGTCTGCCAGTCGTTACTGTAATTCCCGAACTCGCCCAACTTTGTGTTTCCTGCTTTCTTGTGATGCATCAGATTCAGTTTGCCGTCTGTGGTCTGGGTGAAGAACGACATCAGGAACGGGTTACCAGTCCCGGTCATCGCCACGACGTCAGGTAACGCTACATCGGTATACAGATAAATTCCCAGACCGAACTGATTGTTGGTCAGTGCGCCTGACAGTCGAAACTTACAGCTCAGTCTGCCACCCCGTGTCAGCAGGGAGACTGCGTCATCCACCGGGCGCGTCAGGGACCAGGCTTTATTGCTCTGCTTGGTGATCTTAAATACACCATCTGACAACTGAATTCCGCCATTCTTAATGCTCCAGCCCTGCGCAGCAGCGTCTCCGGCTGTCGGCAACAGGGAGATTGTGCGTATGGATGCATCTTCAGACGGCCCCGATGGCGTGTCGCCGCCGGGCGAGAGTTTGATTTCCGGTGCCTTACCACTAATGAAGGCTAAGGTGCGACCGGCTACGTTCAGAATAGCAGTTGCCATACGATCGGGAATAATGCCACGACGCGCCCATGAGCTGAAATGCGTCGGGCGATTTGATGATACCCAGTTTTTGTTCGTTCGGGATGCCGAACCGTAATAACCAGACCCGACAATATCAGGATCTTCTGACGGGTTGTTTGTCGGTGTATTAACTCCGCTACCATCGGTCATAAAGGGAACAAAATAAATCTGCTGGGATTCTTTACCTTTATATGCACCATATACCACTTCATATTGCGTACCGTGTTCTTGTTTCCACGCGTATGTCGTGTCGCCACAAATCCAGGGGACTGATGCCGGACTTCCACCGTGACACTGCGCTGCCAGCCCGGCAAGGTCAGCACGGAACTGCTGTACCATTGCAAGAAATGCTGCTGGCTGCTGGGCGTAACTGGCATTCGTCATATCGAATTCCCCCTGCATCCAGCATATCGCCAGCAAAACGTTTTTCGGGTTTTTCTGCAATGCTGCCTTCGTGCGGAAAAGCAGATCCTGATATAACGGCTTACCCACTCCCCAGCGAGCCGAATCCTGACTGGCTCCCGTGGACTCGCTGAATGTCCCCTCCGTGCCCTGGGTGAATGCCGAACCACCACGACAGCATGGTACCAGCAGGATCCCCGCATTATTAGGGATATACGGAAGCAGTTTTTTGGCAATATGTAAGCCCTGTCCGACACAGCCGTACTGCCCTTTGCTCAGGTCAGCCCGGGGATGGTTAATCGTACTCATATCCTGAACATCATGCAGACAATGGTCAGCAGGAATGATGTCGTTAAATACGCATACTTCACCACCGGGAGTCACTGTGTTACGACGGGCCAGTTGCTTAATGCGCGGATGGGGCGCATCGTATGAATCCGGAAGCGGAAGCCCTTCACCGTAAGCCATGGCATTGGATTGCCCGGCCAGTACGATGACGTAGTACCACTCCGGCTCAGTTGCACCACTGACGACCACATCACCTTCTGCTGCAATCGCCTGCATCAGGGTATAAGGGGTTATGGCCACCGGACTACCAAACGGCTGCCAGCCCTCCTTCAGTTTTTGTGTCAGTCGTTTCGCAAGGTCTGACGGCGATGCCGCCCTGACCACGTCATAGTGTTTAAATGCCATGAATCCTCCCGGGCGGGATAATGTTGTGAGTCAGATAAGGAGCAGGCTGAAGTCCGGAAGTTACAGGACAATGGCAGAAGGGAGACTACAGCCCGCAATTCGAAAAAGACCGCGCAGTTGCGCAGAGTGATTACTATGGGGTATTATTCGCCAGCTGAAATATTACTTCACGTTTTATTGTTTATTCCTTGCCGCCCGCGTCTCCCAGCGCGGGCTTTTTTTGTCCATAAGAAAGCCCCTCCGGAGAGGGGCTAAAGCCGCGTATCTGTATCATCATGCACATGGTGCCGGGTGCCTCCCGGTGAGTTCAGCCCGGTGCCACTAAACCCGCGTCATTCTCGTTTTGATAATCAGAGATTATACCGTCACCAGTCGCCCCTCCGCTCAGGGGGATTCACCATGCGAAATTTTTTTAACAAATGCCCAGTCTGACAGGCAACTGTCAACTTACTGAATTGTGAGCAACATAGCATTTAACGGGGAACCTGTTTTCTGCAGTAAAAAGGCCCACCGGAGCGGATGGGCCTGGAAGGATAGCGGTCATGTGATGCCGGTTTCCCGGTAACTCAGCACCGGTATCTGAGTCAACGTTTTCTCTACTGGGTCATTTCCGATACGCCCTGCCTGCTGACAGGCTTTCATCACATCTGAAAATATAGCACCCTGACTGATACTGTAGTACCTAAGGTTCCAGAAACTGTGATGTATCCGGCACAGAAAAGCCCCTCCGGAGAGGGGCTGGAGAGTGGCGCTATGTGCCATTGCATGGTGCCGGGTGCCTCCCGGTGAATTCAGTACCAGCACCTGAATCCGCGATTATCCCATATACCTACTCGCTGATTGCCCCTCCGCACAGGGGGATTCACCATGCCAGTTTCTTTTAACAAACTCCCCGCAAACCAGACAACAGTCAACCGCCTGAATTGTGAGACATTTAAAAAAAAGCCCGCAAAAGCGAGCCAGGGAAAATAAGTGTGGCGCGTTGTACTGGATTCGAACCAGTGACCGATTGCTTAGAAGGCAATTGCTCTGTCCGGCTGAGCTAACAACGCAGGATACAGATAATGGACCGCCTTCGGGGACCCGAACTCCGCGCAACCAGCTTCGAAGGCTGGCGCTCTTTCCTGATGAGCTAATGGCGGTATGTGATGGTGGCCCTTGCTGGATTTGAACCAGCGACCTGGCGATTATGAGTCGCTCGCTCTCACCACTGAGCTAAAGGGCCGGAAGCAGAATAATAATGGTGCGTAATTAATTCTGCAATCTCATCCGTTTCAAACGATTAAATCCTGAACTTCCCTGACTGTCTGCTCAAAACGTCCGGTCTCCAGTTCAACGCCAATCGCACGACGCCCGAGCGCCAGTGCCGCTTTTACCGTTGAACCTGAGCCCATAAAAAAATCTGCAACCAGGTCTCCCGGACGACTGCTTGCGCTGATTATCTGCTGCAGCATTTCTGCCGGTTTTTCGCACGGATGTTTCCCGGGATAGAACTGCACCGGTTTATGCGTCCAGACATCGGTATACGGCACCTGCGCTGTCACGCCAAAATACCGCCGCAGTCGGCATTCACAACCACAAGCGTGTTTAACGTACTGCACAGCTTTTCAGACATAAAAAGGCCGCCTGATAGCAGCCTTTTCACATTAAAATTAAGTTTTTCTTTACTCTGTAGTATGGGAAATTAGCATTCCCTACTGGGTTTATACAACTAATCTGACGTCACACGCACCATTATACTTACTAAAGAAAAGTCATCATCAGGTCCGGCTCTCTCTATACGACGCAAAATACCATTAGAAAACTTCTGACTATTACTCATAGTATTTGATGTAAATCTGGGGCGTTTTTCCCAAACGTTATGAACTCCATCAGACATGATACACAGATGATACAACCCGTTAATACCAGGCAAATCTTTCCACGGGATAAAATCACAGTCGTATTCCATATCAACATTTGAGGCTATGGCAGTCGTTAAGATATTTTTTCCCGGTTTATTCTTCAAATCTCTGGGTTTAAAAATATTCTGATCAATTAACATCTGATGTCTGGTATCGTCCTTCGTCAATTGATATGCTTTCTTTTCTCCAATGCAATACAAGCGACAATCACCAATATGACCAATAATAATTCCGCTATCACAAACATAACAAAAGGTAAGTGTAGTAGCAGCTTTATCGAACTCATCATTAACTTCAGCTAACGACATAACTTTTCGCTTAACTTCAGCAAATACATTCGGAACTGCATCAAAAGATAAACTTGTCAATGCTGAAAGTTCAGCGATTGCCATGGATGAAGCATAACTGGCACCAGAGTATGAACCTACACCATCAGCTACGGCAAATAAGATGCCGTCTCCTACAATTTTTGGAGGAAGCAATGAATCTTCGTTGACCCTACCTGGTTCTTTTGGATACGAGAATGATGAAGTCGCTATCAGCTGAATCATGACTCACTCCTTAAAAAAGAATGCGCAAAATCAAACGCCACATCATCTATTGTCTGATATCTATCATCTTTATCCATCCTTGTGCACTTAGCTATGATAGGCTTTATTTTTTTATCATCTAAATTTAAGTCTTCAATTAACCGTCCCACAGCATAAACATCAGTCTTAACTGAATACTCTGCATTATATAAAATCTCGGGAGCCATATATCTTGTACTTCCCATACGGGTACCGATCTCGGTCAATTTAGTGGTATCCCCTTCGGGATTCGTATCTTTTACCAGACCAAAATCAGACACCTTGTATGTTCCGTCGCTAAATCGCAAAACATTAAAGGGTTTTATATCTCTGTGTAAATAGCCTTTGGCATGGATGTAAGCTACACCATCTAATACCATTTTCACTATTGAAATTTTTTGATCTGTTGTAAGAAGGTTGTTCGTTATTTCGTGCTCAAGATCACATTCTGCTTTATCCATAATGAACCATGGATTCTCAACAAACAAATCGCACAAATAAATAGGAACAATATTGCTATGTACGCAATGTGATTGATACACAACCTCCCTTTTAAAACGCCTTCTAAACTGCTCTATTTGCGCCAAAAGCTCTGGTTTTTCGGGTGCTAAAACCTTTCTAGCATAATCCCCGCATTCACCTTTATTGAGGTTGTAAACCTTAACGTGTTCAACAAAGCCAAATGCCCCTCTTCCAATCAACTGAATTCGTTTTATAAAGTAATTACCGTGCTGTTCTTCCATTAAGCTCACCGACCTAAATTGTAACAATATCCATATATTACAACTACAGATAAAAAGGTCCACAGAGTTAAGCAAAAAACCCGCACATTTGAGCGGGTTTATACACTTTACAGCAATATATCACATTTACATAAAATATATGCTATCTAATTGACTTTTGCAATATCTCGCTGCAAAAATGCCGCTTTTTGTTGAGATCTCCTTTTCACAGTGCAAATCAGAGATTCGGTATCGAGGTTCATAAAAATGTCGAGTATTTCACGCCAGTAGCTCACATAATTGTGGCTCCAGTTGTCAGGCTTAATCCCACACAGACGGGCAAGCTCCTGTTGCTGGTAGATATCATGTCCTATAACCCATCTCCTGACATCCTGTGCAGCCAGCCAGATTAATTTTTTCAGGCGTTCCTGTGTCTTCCCTGCAATTTTCCTGGTACCAGAGTGAGTCTTAAATTCTGTCCATGCCCACTGCGTTATCGCGATCTGATACTCCCAGCAAGTATTTCCGCTGTAACACCACAACAACCAGGCTTTATGATGTTCTTCAAGAGACAAAACAGCCCGCCGCCATGATGATGTAGAAAAAGCAACCTGACTGACCAGAGGAATTGACGTCCCCTTCGCCAGCGATTGTTTTCCCGGGATTGGTGGATTATCCCGCGTTATCATTTTTCCGGTCACTTCATCGCGGTACCGGATTTTTTTACGCCTGTAACGCCCTGTATCGAACATGGCATTCTCCTGCCAGGCTTCAAGCTGACCTTTTGTTGCCCCACTCAAATCAGCGGTGGCGATAATGAGCTGCTCACGCACAAACTGTAAATACTGGTTATTCATGCGCACTCCAGTTCTGTGATTTTTATCCCCAGCCGCCCACCAGGAACGAGCTGACCGCGCACAATATTGATTTCATCAAACTGCTCGTCGTCTATAAGTAGTCCGGCATGCGTCAGCGCATCCAGTGGTGCCTTCAGGATATTGTCCAGATCGCGGCGGCGCTTATCCGGTGGCTCTGCAATCACCTTTATCGCCAGCCTTCCGGACAGGCTTAATTTCAGCCGCTGCTGGCGAACAATAAGCGCCACAGCCCGG